TTATTCCTGATGCAATTCCTAAAATTTGTGTTTGAACACCAGCCGATGCCGCTGTTTTACAAACATCAGAATTATTTACTACAACTGATGGTGCGTTAGCCGTGGGTGGTGTGTTGTTGGTTACGACTGTTGATGATACTGTGTTTGTCTCTGCCATAGCAGAGTCCATTAAACTACTAAGAAAATAAATTAATATTGCGGCTATTATTGTTCCTATAATAAAAGGTTTCCACATTTATCATTATGGTTTAGTAGGCCATGTTACTGCATTTACATCTTCAACAGTTGATAATCCCTCTGTAATATCTCTTAAATCTTTACGATATTTAGTCATATCATCTGACATAGAAACATCAGATAAAGCATAAAAATCTGTTTCTGCTAACTTTATATTTCTCTCTTGTCGTAAGTTAGCCATAGCCCTATCAAAAGCACCATCGTTCCACGCTTTTTCCTCTGCGTCTCTTGCCGCCTCTTCTTCTGCCGTAAATTGTATTTTTTCTCCATTAACTAATTTAAATCTTGGCATAATATTCTCCTAATGTTTTTCTTATATGTTAATTCAATCCAAATAGCAATATCTGTCCACTATCTATATTTCCACTATTCATTTTGAACTGTACTCCATCAATAGCCGCAGTAACATTACAATAACCAGCAGTATAATTATCAATAACTCCTGGTGCACTGTATGTATAATGATGTGAGTATTGTGCAATAAAATGTTTCACAAAAGTTGTAGATGAGGGATTAAATAAATGTAAATAACCCACTCCGCAACTATCATTATCTTGTGACGATTGCAGTTGTCCAAGAGATTGAAAAGATGTACTTTGTGCTAAATCTCTTGATGTTTGATAACCTAACCCAGAACCACTATCACTTTCAAAATGGTATGCTCTAAAATTTGTAGATGTTTTTGTAGCATCATAATTACTATAACCATCTCTAAAACCAACTTGAAATTCTGCGTCATCAGTAGCACCATGAATGTTTACAAAATAAAAAATATATTCTTTATAGGTGCTATCAATCCCTGATGTAAAACTTAAACTTGCTGATGATGAAGCTGTTTGTGTTGCAATATGTGTAAGACTTCCAAGAGAAGTTATTGAACCAAATTGTGTTATATCTTTTACCGATCTATTATTTAATTTTACTATTGACATTTAACTTCCTTTTATTCCATAGAGTTTGATTGTTCCAGCATCTATGTTGCCACTTGCCATCTTGAACTGAACTGCATCAATAGATGAAGTAGTGTTTCCGTACCCAGCAACATATGTATCTGCACTAGCATTGTTATAAGCCATTTGTTGCATTCTTGAAATGAAGTGCTTAACGAAAGTCGTTGATGATGGATTAAAAAGAAATATTTCTCCAGAACAACTAGAATCATTATCTTCATCAATATCTGATCTTGTTAAAATTTGAAATCCTGTACTTTGTGCTAAATCTTTTCCTGTATCATAACTTAAACCAGAACTTGCGTCATCTTCAGTATGAATAGCGTAAAATAATGTTGTAGTTTTTGTAACATTATAGTTAGAGCCACTGTCAGATGACAAATTGAATGTTAATTGTGTTCTTGATGCTGGGTGTAATCCTATTAACTCAAACTTATAAATAGGATAGGTACTATCTAAAACTACATCTGAACTACCATCTACAAAAGATATTGTAGCACTTGAACTAGCAGTTTGTTCTTTTATCAAAGTCATTTTACCTTGTGCTAATTGTCCAGAACTTGTTATAGCTGATATAGAATTATTATTGTGTTTTACTAAACCAAAAGTCATTAAGAAACTCCATATAATTTTATTGTTCCAGCATCTATGTTACCAGATGACATTTTAAATTGAATTGCATCTATTGCTGATGTTGTGTTAAAATATCCACCTACAAAAGCATCTACCATTGTATTATTAGGATTGTAACATGATGATCTCGCCATAAAATGTTTTAGAAATGTTGTATTTGATGGATCGAATAAATGCATCTTTCCAGATAAAGATTCATCATTTCCATTTCCTGTATCTCCAGCACCAATGTCAATAAAACCTGTTCCTTGTGCTATATCTAAACTTGTATAGTAGGCTAATGATGCACTACCACCATCTTCTTGATGTATACCAGCAAAAAATGTTGATGTTGCTGTTAAACCATAACTTGAACCACTATTTGTACTTCCTTGAACTTGAAAATGTGCTGAGTCAGTTTCTGGATGTATGTCTATAAAATGAAATTGATATTCTTTATAAGTAGAATCTATCCCAGAAGTAAAAGATATTGTAGATGAACTTGATGCAGTTTGAGTAGATATTAAATTAAGACTCCCACCTGATATAGAAGCTGGAAGTGCTGTTATTGCTGAGAGGGAATTGTTTTTAGCAAAGAGTAGAGCCATTAGACCCCCATCAATGCTTGTATCTCATCATCATCAATACCTAAATCTTTTAATTTTTGTTTTCCAGAGGTTTTTTTTGTAATACTATTTGCAACTTTATCTTCATGTTCTTTTTTTAATTCTACCATTTTTGCATTAACATCTGCTTCACTAGGCATTGATAAACCTTTTTTAGTTAATATAACGTATTTATATTGCATACGATTTTCATTCGAAATTTTACTTCCATCGTCCTCATGTGTTTTCCAATTATAATCATTACAACCAATTAAATTTTGTAATGCTTTTTCAAACCAATAAATATTATCCATTACGTGTCTCCTAATCGAATAAATGTTGCTACTGTTTTATTTGCACTAGAACTTCCATTTATTTCAAAACCACCATTTTCTGCTCTAACTCTAAATCTAACTTTAACATTTGAAGTATCTGTTACATCTAACATTGCAAGTGCAAATGTTGAGGCAAATGTTGTGCTATTATTAATTAATTTTAAAGAAGTGTAGGCTTCAGCTAAACCATTAAAATTAGAATTATCAGTCGTATAGTCAATATTACAACCAAAGTAAGATTGTTCAGTTGCATCATATAAAGAAACTTTAAACGAAACTAAATAAATTCCTGTGGTTGGAAAAGTAAATACACCATTTGATACAGACATAGCAGAGCCAATATTTGAATATTGAGTATCATTTTGTTCCCAATTTCCATGACCAGATTCTCCAACAATGTCATTATTATTCATTCCAGATGGGGAATTATTTACTCTCCATTGTGAGGCAACAGTAATTCCACCACCAGCCGCCGCCCAAGTTAAAACACCAGAGCCATTTGTTTGCAAAAATTCTTCATTGTTTCCATCAGTAGTAGGGAAAGTTAAAGTGTATGATGCACCAGCACTGTGAGCTGGGCTTTTTAATTTAATACCATGACTGTTTTGTGAACAATTAAGTTGTAGAGTTCCGTCAGTAGTACCATCGCCTTTTATTTGTAATCCAGCCGCAGATGATGTTGATACAAAATTAGTTTTTGCATCTGTAACAGTAGAATCAGATGGTGTACCTATGTCAAGAACATTACCAAGTAACATTATAAAATCTATAACATCTCCTGTTGCTAGATTAGATGCAAAAGTTATTGTTGAACCTGAAACAGTAAATGATGAGTTTGGTTTCTGCAAGATTCCGTTCAGACTGACCAGCATGTGATTAGCACTTTCAGGCACTACATTAGTTGATGATACTTGCATTGTGTAAGCCGCTTGTCCATTGACTACACTTATTGCATCACAAACTTGAAAGTTTCCGACTATTGGTTCTTTTCCTATATATGCCATATTATAATGCCTTTATTTCTGCATCAGTTAATCCTAATGCTTTTAATTTGTTATGTGCAGATATTTTGTCATTTTCTTTTTGTGTTTCAGCATCTTTTATTTCTTGTATCTTTGCGTTAACATCTGCTTCGCTTGGCATAGTAGCACCTTCTTTAATAATTTTAATATATTTGTATTGCATACGTTGGTCATTAGGAATTTTATTTCCTTCATCATCATGTGTTTTCCAGCCATACCAATTAGCATCATTAAAAGTCATCAAAGCATCTTGAAAATAATCTCTATCCATTTTATGTGTCTCCTAATCTGATAAATGTAAATGTTGTTCTGTTTAAAACACTACTTCCCATAAGCCTAGTATTATTAGCCATAGAACCTGTTCTTAATTTAGTTTTTACATTTGAAGTATCAGTTACATCTACAATATAAGATGTTGTTCCATTAAAACCATCTATGTCTGTTCCTGATCCATTATAAGCAGAGGTAGCCGCTACTTCAGTGTAACTTGAATTATTTGTAGTTATATGAATACTACACTCACATAAATCGCCACCAACTATTCTAAAAAAACTATTTAAAATTAATAAATAATATCCTGTTGATGGAAATGTAAATATACCAGAGCTTTCGGTCATACCAGATCCAATATAATTAAAACCAGTGCTATCGTTTCTTTCCCAATTAGCAGCAACATCACCATTAGTTCCGTCATTAGTATCTGCTGATAATCTCCATTGGTCAGCTTCTGTAATACCACCACCACCAACTAAACTAGCATCTAATCTTTTTAAAACTCCACCATCACTAATTAAAAATTCATCTGTATCTGCTGGTGCTGTTGCTAAAGCATCAAAACCTGAAATAGCAGTATCGCCAATGTGTGTAGAATTAATTATGTCTGATGCAATATCAGAACTTGTTAAAGGTGCTGGAGTAGGAGTCTTGCCAATATAAGCCATGCTTTACTCCTATGTTATCTCTAATATACTTAATGTTGCGTCTATCTTTGCGGCAACAGAACAATCTATTTTTAAAACATCAGTTGCTTGCAAAACATATTTACCACCAGATAAAACCTCTAGTGACGATTTTGCTGGAATATCAACATCTTTAATTAATAAAACTGTTTCGTTTGTCTCTGTATCTGATGTATCTGAAACTAATTGAACATCTGCTGTCACTGTTGTTGTGTGAATATTACAAAGTGTCAATCCAATAACGATTGTTTGTGTTGAACTTGGGCAAGTGTATAGGGTCAGAGGCGTTCCCGCACTTGCTGGCATAGCCCCGTTTGTTTTTACTTTAAATGTATTAGCCAATGTTTCCCCCTTATCCTAGAGCAATACTTAGAGCCGCCGCCTGTGGGTCTGTCTCTGAGATAGTCCCTGTTACTGACATTGTACTCGTTATTGCGTTTGTTGATGTATTAATTTGGAATAATTCAATATCATCAGAGCCGTCAAAAATTTTAACCTTTAGTACATTTGTTGTAGCGTTGTCCACAAAAAGACTTCCCGCAACAGCTGATGATGGTCTTGAACTGCCAACATGAGTTGAGTTCAATGCCGCTAAAATATTATTAAGTTCAGTACGAAACGCACTGAAACCTTGATTCGCCAAACTTACATCTGATACCTGAGCCATAATAAATCTATATCCTTTCTTGTTTAACTTTGCAACCCGAAACCTTTAGCAA